CTAGAATGCTGTGTACCGAATTTGATGGATATATGAAAAACCTCTGCCACAACGAACTGATGATTAGTTGGCAGATAACCCTTACCAACGGAACTGTCGTATACGGAGACTATGAACGAGAAGGGTTTGATAATCCTTGGATAAGATTAAAAGAGTATTGCAATAAGAATAATGTGCTTCCTGTAAAAGTCCAGTTATATATGTTCGGAGCTAGGCAGGAAATATTTTTTGAAAACGATCATGGCCTTGACGGACTGTCTGTTGTTAGAGGTGTAGCTCAAGATCAGGCCGTAGATGGCTCTTACTCTAAGTCATACCAAACTCTAACCGTGTCTTTACTTAAAGATGATTGTTCTGAAATAGATGTCCGTAAGTTTGTTTGGCCACATAATGAATTTGAAGAACGTGTGTCCACTAGAAAATTGACTAAGCAAAATTTGAAAAGAATGATTTTTAAAAATGGATCAGAAAAAAGAAAGCACCCGCAAGTACAAGAGTGCCTCAACGGGGCAGGATTGTAACGCTGCTCAATACGCTGCTGAAAAAGTATGCGTAAGAAAAAGCGAAAAAGAAAACCGTGGAAGCTTAGAATATAAATTCTGGAATAAGTCTCAAACCGAAGAATATCAAATTCAGGTACGTGTTGCTTGGAAGCTGATAAAAAAATTCGGAGAAGAAGCTCTCATACGCTATATAAACAGCCCCAGCTCAAGAAGAATATATTCACTGGGGTTTCTTCATAGCTCAGGCAAGTTTGTACTAGCTCTTCGTTTTGTCGAAAAGGGAGTATCTAAAGCTGCTGAAGAAATAGAAAAAGAAAAAAGCAAAAAGAAGGAAGTGTTGAAACTACCAGAAAATCCCCAGTATAAATCTAGAGCACCACAAAAACCAAATACATTGTTTTCAAAAATTAGGAACATAGAGAATGGCAAAAGTAAAAGAGAAGAAACCTGAATATCTGACGAAGATGATCAAAGAATATGGAAACATAATTTCTAATGGGCTTGATGTTTTAAAAGAAAAAAAGGGATATAAAGTAATATCCATCAGTCCCGCTATTGATATTGCTCTAGGCGGTGGCGTAAAAGAGGGCTCTTGGTTAACGCTTACGGGAGATCCCAAAAGCGGAAAGACTACTACGGCTATGCAGATAGCGTCAAATTGCCAAAAGGAAGGTCGTCCGGTTATCTATCTTGATGTAGAGGGTAGGCTAAAAGATATGAACTTTGAGGTTCATGATTTAGATCCAGCCAAGATGAAGGTTATCCATCCAGACGATAAACCACTTCCCGCAGAAGACTTCCTAGAGGCGGCACACAAGCTAATGAGCCACCCAGACTACTACGGTGCTGTTCTTATTATTGATTCTATATCTTCGCTTATCCCCAAGAAAGAGCTTGATGGTGACTTTACACCGGGACGGGCTGGTCTTCCAAAGATTCTATCTATCTTCACAAAAAAGGTGGGACAGCTTCTTCCAAGACAGCGTGGGCTGGTCATAGCGATTACTCACTACATAGCAAACACGGCAGGGTTTGGAAAATCTAAACTGTCTGATGGCGGCAATAAGATTCAGTATCAAGCCGATACAAGAATGGAGATTGCTGGAGGAGGTGAAAGAGTATCTGCGGTTTCTCCTTGGACAAGCACGGGCGGTGATAGGATTGGACAGGTGGTAAACTGGAAAATAATCTGCTCCTCTATGGGCGCGCCCGGAGGACAGGTTCAAAGCTACATTAGGTATGGACACGGTATAGATAAGACTCAAGAAATACTAATGCTTTCATGCGACTTAGGTTTGATACAAAAGTCTGGAGCTTGGTTTAATTGTGTTTTCATGTCCGATTGCAAAAAATTAGCAAAAAAGATAAAGCCAGAGCTAAATGTTGACGATGAAGAAGTATTAGGGAAGGCGTTTAAGTTTCAAGGTCAAGACAACCTGTATAGCTTTTTATCAGAAAATTCTGTACTAGTCGAGTTCCTTGAGTCCTCAATAAAAGAAATGCTTTCCAGTGGCTAAAGAAGGAGTTAAAGAAATATGGGAATTCGTGAAGAGCTTAGTGAACACTACAGCACTGATCTTTTGTTTGCCGATGGTTATGACGATGCTATTATTGGCGTTTCTATTGGACTCGATGGTGAAAGGGTTGTTTACTCTGTCGAAAAGATGTTGGATATTTGCGTTAAAGAAACGGGCGAATCTTATGAATCGTCTCTTGAATGGCTAGAATACAATACGTTTGGCGCATATGTAGGTGAAAACACTCCAATTTACGTAGAAGGATATTTGATAAATGACAATTAAAACAGTTGGAATAGTTGGTCAGGGATTTGTTGGACAGGCTATTAAAAAAGAGTTTTCAAGATATTATCCTGTCAATACTTATGATAAATTTCTACCAGAACTTTCAACGCATGATAGTATAGCTACGCTTTCTGACTCGTCAGACGTTGTGTTTGTTTGCGTTCCAACACCAATGAAAGAAGATGGGTCTTGCGACACTTCAATAGTAGAGCAAGTATGTTCTGATGTGGTCAAAACAAACCTGCATTTTTTGTCCTCTGGAAACCCTATTATCAGTATAAAGTCTACTGTAACCCCCGGCACTACGGCTGCCCTAAATGCAAAACTAAAAACAGACAAGATTGTATTTAATCCAGAATTCTTAACAGAAAGATTTGCGTCTAAAGATTTTGAAAACACCAACAGGGTTGTTCTAGGGGGCGATGTCAAATCTACCACTAAACTGAAGCAGTTTTATTCACACGTTTTTCCAAATGTAAAAGTCGTTAAAACAGAATCCACAACCGCTGAATATGTAAAATATTTATCCAACTGCTTCTTGGCGACAAAAGTTTCAATTGCCAACGAATTCGCCAAGCTGTGCGAGGCCACTGGGGTTGATTACGACAAGGTTGCAGAGTACGCCAACTTTGACCCTAGACTGGGAGATACTCACTGGGTAGTTCCGGGTCCGGACGGCAAGTATGGGTTTGGAGGTAGTTGCTTTCCAAAAGATTTAAATTCTATCATAACGCTTGCAGAAAGTCTCGACACCCCATGTCACACGCTTCGCGGAGCTTGGGAGACAAACCTAAAAGTTAGACCAGAAAAAGACTGGGAAAACTTAAAAGGAAGGGCTGTGGTGTAATGCGGGCAGCAATGAAACATGTGAAATACTAAGGAGTCGATATCTTGATTATAAACGGTCTTGATGGAAAAGAATATAGCTGGAACCCATCTAACAGCGAAGCAAAATGTTCTAAAAGATCTTCGCTACATATAAAAGCAAAAGATTTACTTGACAAACTGTTTCCGTATGATAGAATACTAGAGGAAGTATCGCTCGCCGGAAGTAAAACGGAGAGACGACGCAGCACACTAAGGGTAGACCTTTTTATACCAAATAGAAATTTAATTATAGAAGTGCATGGTGAGCAGCACTATAAATTTAATAAGTTCTTTTACAAAGACAAACTGTCGTTTTACAGAGCTAAAGCCAGAGATTCCGAAAAGAAAGAATGGTGTCACCTAAACGACATTACATTAATAGAGTTCAATTATAACGAGGACTTAGATGAGTGGCGAAGAAAAATTAAATGAATTCACACAAGCGATAGATGAGTGGATCTCTTGCAAAAACATTATAAGTCCAGATGGACCAAAGAAAAACCTTGAGGGAGAGTACAAAGGAAACATATCTAGGATCTTAAATCTTACTTCTGAGACGCTTAGAATACTAACCGGCGAGCAGTGTCTAAGCTACGCCTACGAGCTTCACAATTACGGAGAATATTTAGAGTCTGTCAAAGTAAAAGAAAATGCAATTTTAGAATGGGCAGATTCCAGTATTTGGTATATAATATCTACAGTGATGCAGAACTATGGATCACAATATACTAAGTGGCAAGAGAAATATTATTCTGCAATAAAAGAAAATCCATTAGCGTCCGACATACTAAAGGTTAAGAATCATGCAGAAGCTAGAGTCAAGATACTAAATGGTAAAGCTGACAGAATACAAAGTATGGCAAACATACTAACAAATTTATCTAGAAGGAGATAAGTATGGACAGGCTTGAAGAAGCTAAAAAGCTATTGAAAAACGCAATAGCTACAAATGATGCAGAGCTAATATCTCTGGCAAACAACCTACTGGAACAGGAGACAAAGCCACAAAAAGCAGAAGTCGTTTCTCAACCAAGGGGTCGAGTTAACGAATCAGAATTTCTTTCCCCGATTGTCTCCAGTGACGCTATTGAAACCAGAAAGGGTGGAATTCCTGTAAATGAAGTTAAAGAAAGGTCTAACTCATTTGTTGATGATGGCAAAGACTCTAAAGATATTACGACTCCAGACTTCCAGCCCACAGAACGTCGAAGGTCTACGGTAAAATTTGTCGTTCAACACTGCAAGCGATGCAATAAAGATTTTTCCGTACATCCAACCCACGCAAGAGAATTTTATACGTGTGACAAATGCCTAGCAAAATAATAACAAAAAAACTTGAAGACATGGCCGCTGAAAGAGCTGTAATCGCAGCGCTTTGTCAGTACGGTCTTGACGCCTATCTAGAAATAGATTTTATACAGGCTGATCATTTTACAAACGAGATGAACCAGCTTATATTTAGCTGTGTTCAAAAGTCTATATTTGACACTTCAAAGGTAGAGCTGTCTTCAATACTTTCTATTGCGAATGATCTTGGTATCTATGATCAGATCAACACCAAAGACGAGATAGGATTTATTAGATCGTTATTTAACTTTCCAATATTGAAAGATAACATAGGGATTCATGCGTCCAAACTGGCAAAACTTAAGCTGGCAAGAGACCTAAAGAAAACCCTCAAGGCGTGTGAAAGACATTTAGATTCAGTCACTGGTGATGAAGACATCATGGACGTAATATCTAAGGTTGAAGAGCCAATTCTGGATGCTACAGGCGATATCTATAAGGGATCTAGTAAACAGACAGAGTTGATTGGTGAAGACCTAGATGACTATGTTCAATATCTTATAGACAACCCTTCTGACTTTGCTGGAATCCCAAGCGGCTTTGCTAGATTTGACGTAGCTATTGGAGGCGGATTGAGGAGAAAGTGTGTTGATCTAGTCGCCGCTCGTCCAAAGGTTGGTAAGTCTATGTTTGGAGACGCTGTGGCTATGCATGTAAGTAGCGAATTGAACATACCGGTGCTGGTTCTTGACACTGAGATGTCTAAGAAGGATCATCACAACCGTATGTTGGCGTGCTTATCTGGCGTAGAAATTAACAATATAACGACAGGCAAGTTTGCGGAAAGTGAAATCGAGAAAGAAAAAGTATTAGCCGCTAGAGACAAGCTAAAAGAAATACCGTATCACTACATTAGTATCGCGGGAGAGTCTTTTGAGAATATACTAAGTCAAATGCGAAAGTGGATATATCAACATGTTGGCTTTGACGACAACGGGCAAACAAAAGATTGTCTAATTGTATATGATTATCTTAAGCTTATGGGTTCTGAAGGCATCAGCTCTTCAATGCAGGAATATCAAGTGTTGGGTTTTCAAATAACTAAGCTCCATAACTTTATGGTAAAATATGATGTCCCATGTTTGGCGTTCGTGCAGCTAAACAGAGACGGTATAACCAAGGAATCTACTGATGTAGTTTCTGGATCAGACAGGCTTATATGGTTGTGTACAAGCTTTTCTATCTTTAAGCTTAAATCGGATGAAGAGGTTGCCGATGACGGCGTTGACTATGGGAACAGGAAGCTTGTGCCAGTTGTTGCTAGGCACGGAGAGGGTTTAGATGACGGCGATTACATCAGTATGAAGATGTTTGGTAAGTATGGAAGAATTGATGAGGGTATGACTAGAAATGAAATACATGTTGAAAATAGATCTAGAAATGAAGGTTTTGAGATAGATGAAGACGTTAACGAAGAATCAGATATTTCAGATATGTGAGAATCTCTTTGAGAGGTTGCCAGATATGCTTAGGGCGCTTGATATAGAATATGTCGAGTATCCCAATAGATACGCTTTTGCCTGCCCCATACATGGTGGAGACAACCCAGAAGCCTGTTGCATCTTTACAGACGGGCTAACGGCTAAGGGAAACTGGTCTTGCTGGACTCAACACTGCGAAGAAGATTTTACAAGTAGTTTACTGGGGTTTGTTCGTGGCACGCTTTCTCAACAAAGAGATCGCAAGGTTTCACTGAACGAGGCTGCCGCGTGGTGTGCCAACTTTTTCAATATGAGCATTGAAGACTTGGACAACATAGAAGAGCAGCAACAAAGAAGACTCAACGTGCTTGATGTTTTTAACAAAAAGATAGAGAGAGGCTTGGCTAGCATATCTAGAGAAGAGATAAGATCTAAGATAAAAATACCGTCAGACTATTATATTGGCCGTGGGTTTACACGGGAAACACTAGATCTGTTTGATATTGGAGAATGTTCTGCAAAAAAACAACCAATGTCAGGAAGAGTTGTGGTTCCAGTGTATGATGAACACTATAACTATGTGGGATGTGTTGGTAGATCTACGAGCGAATCATTACAACCAAAATGGTTACACAGCAGAGGCTTTAAAAAATCAGTTCTTTATGGTTTAAACATAGCCTCAGAACATATTAGGCAAAGCAAGTCTGTAATTTTAGTTGAGGGACAAGGAGACGTTTGGAAAATGTATCAGGCTGGCCTTAAGAACTGTGTTGGTATTTTTGGCTCAAGCATCAATGAAGACCAGTTACTACTACTGGAACAAAGTGGAGCACTTAACGTTGTCATACTTACCGATTCAGACGACGCGGGAACAAAAGCGTGTGAACAGATAATTAAAAAATGTGGAAGAAGATTCAATTACCACAGGCCAGAAATCTCAACTAAAGATGTTGGAGAAATGACCATAGAACAAATCAAAGAAGAACTGTATCCCCAATTGAAAGGTTTATTTAATGAAGAGTAGAATACTTGCGTTTGCCGGAAGCAAGCAGGCAGGAAAAAGCACTTGTAGCAACTTCCTGCATGGATATCAAATGCGATCTCACAATATCGTAAGTGACTTTGGTATCACTGAAGATGGGGATCTTGCTATCACCACCAACATCGCAGGAGCCGATGGAAAAAGTGAGCGAGGAAATGCGATTCTAGACATCACTAGAAAAGATATTGAATTTGCAGATTGGGCCGCTTTTAATATGTGGCCGTATGTGAAAAGTTATTCGTTTGCAGCACCACTTAAACAAATTGCTGTAGAGTTATTTCAGATGGGATTAGACCAAGTATATGGAAGCGATGCCGACAAAAACAGCGCAACTATATTTAGGTGGGAAGAAATGCCCGGAGTGATAACAGATGAAAAGGTCGCCAAACAAAAAGACGTTAAAAGGCTTATAGATTGTGGAACTTTAAAATATCACAAGCGTGGCAGAATGAGTGCTCGCGAATTTTTACAATTTTTTGGAACAGATATTTGTAGGTTTGCATACGAGGACATTTGGCAATCTAGACTTGTAAAAGATATTTCTATTGAACAGCCGCTTCTGGCTATTGTGGACGACTGTAGATTTCCAAACGAGGTCGAAGCAATAAGTAATGCTGGTGGTAAGGTTGTCAAGCTGACCAGAAGTCCGCATGACGACAAACATGCCAGCGAGTGTTCGCTATCTTCATATAAAGACTTCGATGCCGTCATAGATAACGCCAATCTATCTATACACGATACAAATATTGAAATAATTAACCTCTTAAACGAGTGGGGTTGGTTGGGTACTGAGATCGCTCCGGTCCCTGAACCAGAAGAAAAAGCCCCAGAGCCAGAGTTGGTTGGCGGCATCCATAAATTTAAAGAGGATAACTAATGATAGTTACATATGTTCGCAG